CCGCAGTAAATTCAATACTGGGAGCTATCGGACAGGCTCCTATAACACAGTTAAAAGATCCTGTAACTGGGGCAATCACAAACGCAAACCCAGAGATACAATTTATATATAATTTATTAAAAGATGCAAGTATAGACGTACAGTCAGAAGGCTGGCATTTTAACAAAGAAGAGCATGTAGAGTTTCAAGTAGACGCTACTACTAACAAAGTCACTATTCCAGCAGACGTAGTTAAGTTAGATTTTCATAACAACTGGCATGAAAGAACATATAACTTTGTGAGACGTGGAGGATTTTTGTATGACAAGATAACTCACACAGATGAGTTTCCTGACACAGAAAAATTTGTACTAGATGTTACAAAGATATATGAGTTTGAAGATTTACCTCCAGTATTCAGAAGACATATTACTTACAGAGCATCTAGAATGGCAGCTACTCAACTTGTAGCTAACCCACAATTAGTACAACTTCTAACTACCCAAGAAGGTTTAAGCAGAGCTAGTCTTATGGAGTACGAATGTAATCAAGGTAATCACAGCATGATGGGATTCCCAGATGAAACTTCATATACTACATATCAACCTTGGAGGAACTTAGCAAGATAATGGCAGGCATAACACAAACTATAGCTAGTTTTAACCAAGGTATATCTGAACAGCCAGATCATCTAAAATTCCAAGGTCAGGTAAGAGACGTAGTTAACGCCATACCTGACGTAACTTATGGTCTATTTAAAAGACCGGGTGCAGCCAGAGTAGGTACTGCACCATTAGCTAGTGTAGCAAGTGGTGGATCTTGGTTTCATTACTTTCGTGATGATAACGAGGGTGCATATGTTGGACAAGTAGATTCATCAGGAGCACTTAAAGTATGGAAAGCGAGTGGTGATAATGCTGGAGCTGCACAGACTATAGCTTACGGTACTGGTGGACAAACAGCAATACAAAATTATTTAGCAACAAGTGACCCAGAAAACTTACAATTCCTTACTATCAACGACACTACCTTTGTTACTAATCGTGATAGTTCTAATTCTAATACTTTAGTAGGTGAGACTGGATCTACATTTGATAGACCAGAGCCTCACTGTGCTATGATAGAACTACTAAGAACAGAAAATGGACGACAATACGGTCTTAATATTTACGATAGCACTGCTTCTTCTAGCAACCTCACTACTGTAAAACGAGCAACTAAAGTTAAGATTACAGGTAACAGCTATGATGAAGGGGATGGCTCAGGTCATTGCCCCGGTATAGGTACAGAAGTATACGCTGTTACAGCTAAAAGTAGTTATGGTGCTAATGAAAATATAGTACATGTTAAAAATTTAGCTGGTACTACATTAGTAGCTTCTGGTCAACAAAGAAAAAATTTAGTTTTTCGTGTTACAGCTTTAGGTCAGCAGGGTGTTAGCCCTAACTATAATGCTAGCAGCAATGGACCGGGTGGTAGTAACTACAGATGTAGCTATAACTTAGAAGTTGTATTACTACATGGTGGAGAAGGTTGGGAAGTTGGAGATACTGTACGTGTTGAGCCAGCCCATGCAGCTACAGCTAACAGCTCTGATGGACAAGCTTATATTGAAGTTACTGTAACCGAAATAGAATCTACACAAGTTAAAGCTACACTTACAAATAATGGAGACGGATTAGTACGTCCATCACCTACACCATTCGATGCTGATACAGCAGTTACAGCTGATACTATACTAGCCGGTATAAGCTCAAATTTACCAGCTGGTATCAATGCAAAGGTCATAGGACCGGGTATATATTTATCTAGTAGTAACCCATTTAACGTCGAAATTGTAGAAGAAGATCTAATGAGAGTCTTCCAGAAATCAATTAACGAAGTTACCTTACTACCTAACATGTGTAGACATGGCTATATAGTCAAAGTAGCTAACGCTAGAATGTCTGACGAAGATGACTACTACCTACAATTTCAAGGAGAAAATAATTTAGATGGTACTGGATCGTGGGTTGAATGTGCTTTACCGGGTATAACTAAAACTCTGACTAACATGCCGTTAGTAATACAGAGAACAGCTTTAGCTAACCAAGGTACATCAAGTGAAATAGCTACATTTACTATTAAACAATTTACGTATGCAGAGCGGCGTGTAGGAGATACTATCACTAACCCTATGCCTACCTTTGTAGGTAAGCGTATTAATAAAGTATTATTCTTTCGTAACAGATTAGCTATATTAGCTGGAGAAAATGTTATACTATCACGACCCGGCTCACTTGGGGAGCCTGACTTCTTTATAGAATCAGCTCTTACTGTATCAGCTAGTGACCCTATAGATATATCAGCTGCCTCTATGTTTCCGTCAGAAATTTTTGATGGCATAGAAATTAATGCTGGTTTACTTGTATTTAGTACAAACCAACAATTCTTGCTATCTACAGATGACACAGTTTTGAACCCAGATACAGCAAAACTACGTAGTGTATCTACATACAATTACAACAAAGATGTACCTCCTATCTCTTTAGGTACTACTATATCATATATTGATAACTCAGGTAAGTATAGTCGAGTTAATGAAATGGCTAATACATCCAGAGAAGGAGAACCTGACGTTGTAGAAATCAGTAAACTTGTACCTTCACTACTACCTAAAGATATAGATTTACTTACTAACTCAAGAGAAAATAATATAATACTATTAGCTAAATCTAACGATTCTAACTGCTTTGTCTATGGTTATAAATATTTAGCTATTGGCGATAAGAAACAGCAGCAAGCATGGTTTAAATGGAAACTTAATAATCCATTAAAGTATCACTTTATTGTTAATGATGACTACTATTTTGTAGATACAGACGACTTCTTACAGTCTATAAAATTAGTACAATCAGATGAGGAACCTAGTATTACTCAAGATGATGTAAATTATCTTATTCATTTAGATAATCACACAGATATATCAGGCGGATCGTACAACGCAACAACTAATTTAACTACATTTAGTAGTGTAAGTTGGATGCCTCAAGTAACTACACCTAATTATGAGTTAGCTATTGTAGATATAAACTCAAGTGCAACTAGAATAGCTAGGTATGCTAAACCTACAGCTACCAGTACAACTAGCTTTACAGTTCCGGGAGACTGGTCAGGTGTTACATTAAAGATAGGATACCTATACGAGTATCTTGTAGAGTTTCCTAGAATATACCCGACTAAAGTTTCGGGAGAAAAATCTTTTTCCGATGTTAATTCTTCACTTATTCTACACAGACTTAAACTTCACTTTGGTAAGATAGGTCTATATGAAACTAATCTTAAACGATTAGGTAAACCTGACTATCCTGATGTATATGACTCCAATGATTTAGATGAGTACCAAGTGTCTGATGCTCCTTATCTAGAAGAACATATACAAACTATACCAGTCTATGAAAAGAATAAAAACGTAGACATTATACTTAAATCAAGTCACCCAGCTCCAGCTACCCTAAGAGCAATGGCATGGGAGGGAGACTATTCACCAATGTTTTATAGACGTGCCTAATTACATACACCCAATCACAACTGAGGCTGCCCTAGAGGTGGCCTCCAACCTACGCCCAGACGACCTCAGAGAGGTGGTAGAAGGTCATGGGTTAGATCCTATGGTCTTACTACCTATGGCTGCTCAGGAACGCTCTGCTGTGTATTTCACAGTACCAGACGGCAAGACTGCCGGACTAGCCGGAGTAGGAAAAGGTGGAGTAATCTGGATGTTATGTACACCAGATATACAACGCTACCCCATCACATTTGCGAGAGAAGCGAAACGGTTTGTCGATAGCCGTGAAGAGCCCCTCTTGTGGAACATAGTAGACTGTAGAAATACAGTACATTTAAAACTGTTAAGGTTTTTAGGTTTCAAGTTTTTGCGTAAGCTTAGACATGGACCATATAATTTAGAATTTATAGAATTTTGCCGTGTGCGTAGATGCTAATGCCGCAGCTAGAAATGCTGCCAAACAACGATGGATGGAGAAGGATGCTAAGTACCGCTCCGAATCGTTAAAATTTTTTAATAGAGAAGCTCAAGCTGTTAGAGGAGCAAACTTAGCTGCTACAGGGTTTAGTCGTGCTATATCTGACGATTATACAAGAGCTCGATATGCTCAAGGTCAAGCCTTCAAAGCCTTAGAACAAGGTTACTCAGCTTACTTTGGTAGCAAAGATACTGTGGATGAAGGTAACAGATCACGAACAGCTGGAAGAAGAAATCTTGTTAAGCTATTACAAGCTCGAGGTAAACTCGAAGCTGGTATAGAAAACGAGTTTGGTGCTAATATGGCACGTAGATTTACAGCAAGAACAAGAAAATTCCAAGGTGTACTTGCTCAAAACAGACAGAGACTTGGTATACGACCAGAGTATGGTGCTCCTGTATTAATGCCACCAAGCGATAGACTGAGTGGTGCGTTAAGTATTGCAAGTCAAGTTGCAAGTATAGGAACTGGATTCGGTGGACCTGACTTCTGGACCAAATTATTTACTTAAATAACATGACAGATTCAGTATCAAAATATTACGAGTCTATGGGAAGGGGCAAAGGTGCTCCTTACATAGATGAGAAACTCAATTACGCCCAAACAGAACCAGACTTAACAGAAGCTGTAAATAAAAATATAGATGAACAGATCAAAGATACTCAGCAGTTCTTTGCAGATAACATCAAACTGTTTAATGAGTCTATCAAAGTCAGAGACCAAGCTTTTAAAGATGCAGTCAGTCTTACTAAGTCTGGCATCCGACTGGTCCAGAGATATAACGACTTTAAAGATAATCGGAACTATCTCAAAAATATAGATGACAAAGCCAACGATGGCGAGTACATGACCAAATGGAACGCTGCCGAAATTGACTTTCAAAAAGAAGAAGCTAAGATAGATAAAGACTTTGAAATAGAAATAGCAGTAGCTGAGGACTCAATTAATAAAACTGGTAGCTATACTTTTCCCGGACCAGATGGTGACGTTACAATAACTTCTGATAACCTTGGATCTTGGAAATCATCACTTCTATTATCTAAAGGGCTTACAGGTTCTAATGCTGCTAGAGAAGCAAATATACTAGCCCCTGCTTTCTGGGAGATTGCAAAAAAAGATCTATTACATTCTGGCACTGGTTTACGTTATGATGAACTGACTAATCCTGATGATAAAAGAGAGTGGCTCGAAGAAGCTGCTGCTCATTTTCTAGGATTTGTTAGAAACTCTAATGACAGAATTAGTGATGGAGATATTATAAAGCATATTCTACCTGATTTAAAGTCAACTATTAGCACAGAACTTGGTGTAGAAAGTATTGTACAGAATAGTGCTTCTAATACAGAAGTAAGTAGCTTTGTTCAGCAAGGCAGAGCTTCAACTATTATGGGTACTATTAACAATAGTAAAAGTGGTAACTTAAATTTTAACTCTGTATTTGATTCTGAAAACGGAATGATTCAGAGTATAACCGAAGCTAAAATAGCTCAAGGCTTATCACCAAAAGCAGCTAGAAAAGAAGCATTAATAGAATTTTCAGATGCTGTAGTTTATGCGTATAAAAATTTAGGGATGGAAGATGATGACTATTATCACCTTATAAATGAACTTAAATTTAAACATGCAGATGGACGTATGGTTACATTCTCTGAAATGGGAGGTGTCTGGACAGAAACTCAAGTAGAAATTGATAGAAGGCTAAATGAAGTAAATGATAATCGGGACTTAATTAGAGATAATGGTATCTTCACTGAACTTAAAGAACGCTATGAAGAAAACGGTACTTTAATATCTGACCAAGAGCTTGCAGAATTTACTGGATCTCCTATTTTTAATCAGGTAGCAGAATTTAAAAATCTAACAGATAGACAAGCTATAACAGGTACAGATTCAGATAAGTACATCGTAGGAGAACTAAGAGAGGCAGTAACAACGTATGTTACTACTAACCAAATAGGTGGTGATAACGACCTTCAAGTAAATAGAAATATAGCCTACATGTCTATTGATGCTAACAAAGATTATTACCAGATAGTTCAAAAACTTGAGAAAGGTAATATTGATTCAGCACAGGCTCGAGCAGATGCAAAGACAATCGTAGAAAAGAATATAGCTGACGGTAAGTATCTTAACTCTTTACCTAACGAAAACGTAGACTATGATCCTAAAAAGATTTATCAAAAACATGCTACAACTCTTGATTTAGCTGACAATAAAGGTAAACAAGCATGGATAAATAGTAACCAGTATCATATTGGTGAATTAAAGTATGCTGAAGAAGGCTTTAACCAGTTAAAATTTGGTGGAGATATACCTATATTATATCAAAACTTAGCACAATTCTATCCAGAGTTAGATGGTAGAGGCTTAATGGTTGCAAGACTAAAAGCTTTAGGAATTATAAAAAATGAATACGATGCGTTCTTAACACCATTAGAAGGTAAGATAGATTCTTTTTCAGCTAGAAACTTAACACACAATCCTACTGATGCAAAAACATATCAAACAATATTAAACTCATCTAAAAACTTTACAGGTATTACTGAGGCACTTCTTGAAAGACCGATTAGTAAAAATATGCTAGCTAACGGTGGAGAAAATGCAGTATTTACTATAACTCAACCCGGTGTAGAAGGAGGTTATAAAGATGAAAACCTTTCAGAAATGAATGTAGGTGATTTACTTACAAGTTTTGCCGGTGTAACAGACGACATTTTAGATGATAAAAGATACGGAGTCTATGGTATTAAAGGTGACAATCTAAAAAAACTGCTTGGTTATATGGTAGAAAATAATATTCCTATTGCTGATAGAGTATTTGATCGTAAGTTTCAAGATGAACTAATGATGCTTAACTTAGCGTTAGAAGCACAAAACAAGCTTACTCTTAATGGGGATGTTAGTTATCTAAGTATGTTGCCTATAGGCGATGACGAATCTAAAAATTATGAAGCATTATTTAAAGATGTCAAAGATGTAGACGACGATGAGAATATCTGGAATGAAGTACGTTATCTTTTAAGAGGAGCTGCCCAATACAAAATTAACTTAGATTTATATGGTTATGACAATGAGGAGGAAGAATAATGAGTTCTTCATATGATCCATCAATCCCTGATTTAGATGAGATAAGTAGAGACATTTCTGAAGCTGCTGAAATTGAAGATAGAATAACTGAGTCAGCAGCAGAAGAACAGAGACAAGTCCAAAATTATGTAGCTACAAGAGAAGACCCTCGTAATGCAGATCAATGGGGTATTAAAGGAGTAGCTAAAGAATTACAATCTAGTTTGTCAGGTGGTTTACAGGACACTGCATCGTCAGTAACTACATTCGGAGAGCGTACATTTGATGCCCTTTCTGGAGCAAGACAGCGAGAGATAGCAGAAACAGGGTCTTACACCCCAGAATGGGACCCTTTTACTAATAAAGAAGATCCTATCATTACTAAAACATGGTGGGGTCAATTACTTAGAGGAACTGTACACTTTGGTTCGTTAGCTGTTGGTACTGTATTAGCAGCTAAAGGACTTGCAGCTACAGGTATACCTCTACTGGCTGGTGGTGCATCAGCACTATTAGGAGCTGGTAATGTTACTAGAGCTATCGCTATAGGTGGTATGTCTGATCTAATATCAAAAGAGTCAGACGGACACAATGCGTTAGCTGCTATGAGAGACCGCTATGGTTGGATAGACACACCATTAAGCACTAAAGAAACTGACCATCCTATTATGATGAAGATGAAAAACATCGTAGAAGGTATGGGTATAGGATTAGCATTTGAT